TCCAGGTGGCTAGTGTGCCAAGTTTTGGAAAATTGTGGGGCGCAGCGGGTTTGGGGTGCGTGCCGGTGCGGCGAGTGTTGTTGTGTTGCAACGGTTTTCGCGTGCGGCGTGTGTTGCCGGCTGACCGATGTGAGTTTCGGGTGCGTGCGCGAATGTTGTTGTGGCGTAGGCGTTTTCGGTTGCGCGTGTGTTTCGGCTGACGGTGGCCGGGGCGCGTTTCATGGTGGCGATTCTACATGGAGGTTTGGTGGCTGTCGAGGTTCAGTGTGGTTCTGCGGTGGATTTGTTGGACAAGCATCTTGACAAGTTGCCGCATGGTGATGACGTTTTGCGGTTGGTGCAGTTTGGGCATGACTCTCCTGGTGTGCGGGGTTTGCGCCGGCGGATCGCTGAGGCGTTGGTGTTGTTGTTGGAGTCGCATGGGTATGAGGTTAGGCGGGTGTTGTGACTGAGGTGCGGGTGACGACGAAGGCCGTGAAGTTGGGTGTGGTGGATGCGGCGGTGCGTTTGTTGACGATGGCTGGCTGCCAGGTGTCGAGGGTTGATGGGGAGCAGTTGGTGACGTTGTCGGTGGGTGTTCCTGATGATCCTGAGGATATGCATGGTGCGCGGTTGCAGGCGGCGATTGATGCTGGCTCCTCCTAGGCCGTGTTTGGTGTGTGGGCGTCCGGTGTTTCGGTCTGGCCGGTGTGAGGTTCATTATCGGCAGCGGGAGCGGCGGCGTGGTTCGGCTTCTCAGCGCGGGTATGGGGAGCGGCATCGGCGGGTGTTTCGGGCTGGTGTGTTGGAGCGTGATCCGTTGTGTGTGTTGTGTGGGGAGCTTGCTGTTCATGCTGACCATTTTCCGTTGTCGCGGCGTCAGTTGGTTGCGCGTGGTTTGGATGCGGATGATCCCGACTATGGGCGCGGCTTGTGCCAATCGTGCCATAACAGTCATACGGCGTCTCAAAACCGCCTTTAGTGGCGTGTTTGTGCCTGTTTTCGTTGTTTATCGTGTGGGAGGTTGTGATGGGCCGTCGTGGGCCGAAGCCGGCGCCGGCGCACTTGAAGATGGTGCGTGGTGATCGGGAGTCGCGGATTAATCGCGAGGAGCCGTTGCCTGGTGAGGGTGTGGTGGTTGCGCCGGGGGGTATGACTGCTGGTGGGCGTGTTGTGTGGGATGAGTTGGCGTCTGATTTGGCGGATAAGGGTTGTTTGACGCCGTGGGATGTGTATGCGTTTGAGGCTTTTTGTGAGTCGGTGGCGCAGTATCGGGAGTGTCGGTCGTTGTTGTATGCGGCGGATTCGCCTGTGGGTAGGTTTATGGAGTTGGGTGCTGCGGGGGGGAAGATTAAGTCTCCTTATCATCAGATGATGCGTGATTGTGTTGAGACGATGGCGAAGATTGGTTCGCGGTTTGGGTTTACGCCTGGGGATCGTGCGTCTTTGCGGTTGGCTGATGATGGTCCGGTGGATGCTAGTGCTGAGCGGCTGTTGGGCTGATGGCTGTTTACCGTGTTGAGGCGTGGATTTCTCATAGCGAGGATGCTGTTGAGGATGAGCTTGAGGAGCGGGTGTTGTGTGCGGTGAGGGGTGCTGGGTTGACGTTTGCGGCGGGTCCTGTGGCGTTTAGGGTTTACCCGGCTGGGGATCATGGTTCGCCTTTTCAGTAGGAAGTTTTTATATGGATCAGATTGTTTTTGTAGTGGATGTTGAGGCGTCTGCTGAGGTTATTCCTGCGGATGTTACGAAGAAAGAAGAATTAGATGGCTGACGGTTTTTCGACCACTTTCGCTAATGGTCTTTTGAATAGTTTAACTAATACCGCGCCCACTGCCTATAATGGGGCTTTTATTGCTTTGCATACTGCGGCGCCGGGGGCTTCGGCTTCTACGGCTGCTAGTGCGGGTTCTACTACTCGGGTGGCTGCTACGTTTTCGACGGCGTCGGCTGGTGCTTTGGCGTTGTCTAATACTCCGTCGTGGACTAATGGTGGTACGTCGGAGACGATTACTGATATTTCGGTGTGGAGTGCGGCGACTGCTGGGACGTTTCTTTTTAGTGCGGCTTTGAGTGCGTCGAAAGCCTGGGCCAGTGGTGATACCCTTCAGCTTTCTTCGCTGAGTGTCAGCATTCCCACTGCGAGTTAGTCGTGTCGGTGTGGGTGAAGGACCCCGATGACCAGAGGTGGTTTGAGTTTGATTGGTCGTCTTTTTTGGCGGCTGGGGAAACCATTTCTTCTTGGACTGTGACGTGTGATTCTGCGTTGACGAAGTTGGGTGACACGGCGACTCCCACGGCGGTTTTGATTGAAGTGTCTGGTGGGGTGGCGGGAACGAAGTCTTTGTTGACTTGTGAAATTTTTACGACTGATGCGTCGAGTAAACATAATAAGTATCAGACGACGAAATTTGTGACGGTTCGCGTTCGTCAGTCCTAATTTAATTGAGGTGAGATGATTCGTCCTGTCGCGGTCATCGCACCTGAGGTTCCTTTTGTTGTGGTTGCGCGTGAGTCCAGTTCGGTTAGTGTTAAACCGGAGTCCTCTGTTACGGTGGTTACTGGCGCGTCTATTGCGGTGATTAGCATTCGCTATCAGGGCAGTGCCGTTTTGGGTGTTGCGCCGGTTTTGTCGGCGTATGCGGTTCGCGTGAAGCTCTTTGCTTCAACTTTGCGTGTTGCGCCTGTGTCTGTGCCGTCTGTGCATCTGATTTCTAGGTTTGGTGCAACGACGTTGGTGGTTGCGCCGTCGCGGGTGGCTTCTGTCGCGAAGGTTGTTCACGCTAGTGCTTCGTTGACGGTGACTCCGGTGGTGTCGGCTAGTGGTGGGCGTGCCCGGTTTGTGTCGTCGTCGTTGTTGGTTGCGCCGGTTGCGGTTGCTGCGGCTAGGCGTGCTGCTTTCTGTGCGGTTTCGTTGACGGTGGCGCCGGCTATTGGGGTGGCGGCGAGGCTTGCTGCGAAGCCTGGTGTTGCGCTTGCTGTTGTGCCGGCGCGGTCGGTGTCGGCGGCGAAGGTTGTTCATGCTGCTGCTTCGTTGACGGTGGTTCCGGTGGTGGCGCCTTCGGTTCGCGGGCGGTTCGCCGCAGCGGTGTCGTTGACGGTGAACCCTGTTGAGGTTGCTGTTGAGGTGCGTCAAACCTCTAAGGGCGCTTTGTTGACGGTTACGCCGGCGTTTGCGGCGGCGGCGAAGTTGGCGGCGAAGCCTGCTGTTTCGTTGGTTGTGACGCCTGGGCGCACGGCGTCGGCGGCGAAGGTCATTCATGCGAGTGCGGCTTTGGTTGTGGCGCCGGCGGTTTCGGTTGTCGGCGGGCGTTCCCGGTTTGTTTCGTCCGCGTTGTCGGTCATTCCGGTTGCGTCTACGGGTGATGCCGCCTACTCTCAGGTTGTTGCGCTGCTCCACGCTGACGGCTCAAACGGTTCAACCACGTTCACCGACTCCTCGTCCCTCGCGGCGAACTTCACCTCCGTCAATGGTGCGGTCGTTTCCACCGCGCAGTCGAAGTTTGGCGGGTCGTCGGTGTCGTTCCCCAACTCCACCAGCTACATTCAATCCAATGCCGCATTCTCGAATTTTGCTTTCGGCACGGGTGATTTCACGATTGAGATGTGGCTATACACAACATCGCTTCCGGTTGGCGGGGCCACTGACATAGGGTTTGCTAATCCAGATATCCAGTGGTTTATTAGTCCAAATGGGGATTTGGTTTGGGATATTGACAATGTTCAACAAATCAATGGCGGCGTTGCTGCAATCACCACTGGGGTTTGGCAGCACATCGCGGTAAGCCGTTCCGGTGGTTCGACCAGGATGTTCGTCAACGGTGTGCAGAAGGGGTCCACCTACGCTGACTCAACGATCTATGCTGCCACTAGTCAGTTTGCAGTGGGCAAACTTGGGGCGGCGACGACCCATTGGACTGGGTATGTGGACGAAATCCGCGTCACCAAAGGCTACGCCCGGTACACGTCCACCTTCGCGCCAGCGACGACGCCGTTCCCCGCGTTTGGCAACCCACCAAAGGTTACGCATTACGCATCCTCGTCGCTGACCGTCACGCCCACCGTGTCCACGGCGACAGGCAAGCGTCTGACCGCATCTGCCGCGCTGACGGTCACGCCGACCACGTCCACGGCGGCGACCCGCAAAGCGTTCGGAGCGGCTGCACTGTCGGTCACGCCGGTCACGTTCACTGCGGCCAGCAGGACGATTGGCGTCAATGCTGCGCTGTCGGTCACCCCGGTCATCACGGCCAGCGAGTCCAAGACTGAGTACGCGGCTGCGACCGCGCTCACGATCACGCCCACCGTATCGGCCTCAGCGGCGGTCAGGCACTACGCCACGTCGTCGCTGTCGGTCACGCCGACGTTGGCGATCGGTGCCGCCAAGACCATCAGTATCGCGGCTTCGCTCACGGTGACACCGACGTTGACGGTGGCGCAGTTTAAGGCTCGGTATGGTGCCGTGGCGTTGACGGTCACGCCCACCGTCGCCACGGCGGCGAGCAAGACCATTAGCGCCAACGCGGCGCTGACGGTCACGCCGGCTACGTCCACGGCGGCGACCACGACCGCCGCGACCACCGCGAAGGTTCGTTCCGTCCCGCCGCCGTCTATTGCCGTGTCCAGTGCGTCAATTTTCTAACCCAATGACTTTCTATTTATAGGAGAATCATGCCCGTTTCCCCCACCCTTATTACGCCGGCGACTTTTAGTGCTGTGCAGATCACGATGGCGAATGCCGCTGAGGTGGTGGTTTTGCTTGGTGAGTTGTATGCCACGCATGGCATTCAGTCGAGTTGCGCCCCGGTTGAGGTTAGCGGCACTGCCGATTGGCAGGTCAGCATTCATGGTCATAATGGTTTGGCTGATCAACTGGGTAATGTGACTGATTGGATTGTGACGGGTATGTCGATTCCTGCGGGGCCGGTTGTTTTGGTTTATTCCGCTGCCGCATTCGCATCAACTTTCACCGTCGCGTAATTTATTTAAGCGCACGGCTATAAAATATAGGAGTTAATTTTAATGGCAGCACCTTGCTTCATTGCCCACTCGGCGGCAACGTCGGCTCTAACCGCCCCAATGGCTGGGGTGGCGACCTCGACCTCGTCGGGCACAGTGAAAACTATTCTTCAGATCGCCCCGTTGAAAAAGATTCGTATTGTTGAATGGGGTTATATGTTCGCTGCCGCGCCTACTTCCCCGGTTCAGGTTGAATTGATTGAGACTGGCACGGTGTTCGCTACGGTTACGAGCATTGGGTCAATAACGAACTATAACGATGCCACTGGGCCGGCCAGTCAGGCGACGGTGGGTACGGCGGCGACTGGGTTCAATGCGTCCGCAGAGGGAACAATTACGTCAACTCGTCTTTTGGCGCAGACTTACGACCTTTCCACGTATTTTAAGCAGCAATTTCCGCTAGGGAGGGAGGTCGAGATAAACGCTGGGTATTCGTTGCGTATTCGGGCGACTCCGTCTACTTCTGCGGCGACGACGGTGTTGGCGTATTGCATTTGGGAGGAGTGAAGTGGCGCGTATCGGGCGCAGAACCCCGATCCCCCTGGCTTATAAAGGAACCACAATACAATCCTCTCAGGTGGCGTTTGATGCTGCCGCAGGCGCAACCTTCAACAACGGCGCTTCCTTTACCCTTTTAGCCAAAGCTAAGTCAACAGTTCTTGTTTTTGTTGACACAGACCGTACCCCGGCAACGCTCGGGATCACCGTGGGTGGCGTGACGCCTAATTTACTGGTTACAAACGGCAGTCTAAAAGTTTGGTTTATTCGGATTGCTAGCTCTTCACCTACGGTGTCGTATTCTGCCAGCGCCAACCTGGGTTATGTGGGCGCAGTTTCTTACACAGGTGTGTCTACTATTAGCGTTATCAACAACACTAGTGGCACAAGCACATCTCCTTCCAATACTGTCACCTCCAGTTCGGTTCCCGTCAATGGAATGGCTGTGTGCGGCATGGGACACAGTGCGCTTTCCGGTGGGGTAACGATGACCGGGGTGTCCGGTGGTACAAACAGGTTCTTTGGGGCAACAGCAGCGTTCGGTGGCGCGTCATTGGCGATAAGTGAAGCCTTGGGTCCGGTCAACACAACATTCCAGGCCACACTCAGTGGCAGTTTACCGTGGTACGCAACTAGCGTTGTCCTAAACCCTAACCCTTCTGTCATACCCGCTGCCACCCCGGCGACCCAAAAGTTTTACAACGAGCCGTCTGCTTTGACCCCAGCGCCAGCCAGCATCGCCATGATGACCCGCAGCAGGTTGTTCTGATGGCCGTCGTCGGACGGGGATACCCGTCGCAGTCCACCCAGGCTGTTCCAAGCAGTTTCGCGTATCAAGCTGGTTTGGGATACACGACGACGGCGCTCGCTCGTTCCCGTCCCGTTTTTACGTCGCTCGGGTCGGGAACTGCGAACGCCAACTGTTCGAGTGCTTACGCCAACATCACTCATAATATTCCGGTCAGCACCAGCGCCCTGCTAGTGGCCGCCGATGTCACCTATACCAACGGGGCGGGCGTGTTGGCCCAGATCGGTTCCACTCCGCTGACCTTGTTGGGGGGGCTTCTCTGGCGCAGCTACACAGGAGTCTATGTGTGGGGCATGCTGAACCCACCCAGTGGAATCCAGACCATCGGAGTCGGCGTGTCCAGCGGCTCGGGTGCCACCGTGACCTTCAACTCGTTCACATACAACAACGTGTCCGGTTTCGGAATCCCCGTCACCAACACCGGGGCAACGTCGAGCATGTCGCAAACCGTGACGGCGACACCCGTCCAAACGGTGTTCTCCGCCTTCGGCACCCTCACCGGAACCTCCATCACCAGCTACAGCCAGATACCGTTATGGATTAACTCGTCGGGGAACCTACTCATGGCTATCGGGCAGTCCTACGGGTCATCGACCGTCACCGCAACTAGCTCGGCTACGCCGACCTACGGCTGGGCTTCAGTAGCCGTACCGCTGATCCCCGGAGGGGTTTTCTACAACGAGCCGTCAGCGCAGATTCCTGTTTCCGTACCGCGAGCGAGACTCTGATGGCCCATTTTCTGGACCGGCATCCGTTTCCGCAGAAGCAGGGCACCCCGCTCCTTGTGCAATTTGACAATGTTGGCGCAGGAGCATTTTATACAGGTTCAAGCCCCACCACTGTTACTACAACATCCTTTAACCATACGGCCACTGCGAATGCTTACGTTATCGTTGACGTAGTCGTTCAAACTGGGACTGTGACGAGCGTGAAATATGGGGGTTCGTCGGGGCAAACGATGAGCCTTCTTGGCTCAGTGACGCTGTCGAATGTATCCGGCTCTGGAACTGGATTTTACGGACGCTATGGATTGAGCAACGTCAGCGGCGGCACCTCTTCGGTGTTCATTACGCTGGCGCAAACTACTAGCACCTCTAATTTTTGCGCGAACTCTTTTTCTTACCGAAATGTTGTTTCTCAATCTACAACACCTTCGTCAGTTCAAACATCAAATACCGGAAACTTAACATTTTCGGTAAATGATGTGTGTTCCATACCGTCGATGATTATCAGCGGCGCAGGAGCAACTTCCTACGCCAATGGCGGCAATTTCATTACTTCCTTGTCAGGTGGCGCTAACAGAACAGCCCTTTATAGCAAGGCTTTTTATTCCTATGCCTGTTTATCCGTCAATGACACTTCTTCAGGTGTTACATTTTCTGGCACCGTTGGATATGTTTATACAATATCGTGTGCAACTTTAAGTACAACGCTAAACCCCTTTTGACTCTAAGGAGAGTTCACCATGACCATCACCCCCACCCTTATTTCGTTCTGATCTAAATAACCCCACCGGACCCGTAGGGAGATTCAATGAGTTCTTCACCTAAAGCGAATTCTGCTCGTCAGGCGATCATTCACCGCCGGCTGTCGGAGCATTTTGATACGCATAGTGAGACGTTGGAGATGCATCGCGCTAGGGGTGGGCCGTGGGCTGAGGCCGTTGAGAAGTTGGAGGGCGCTTTGGGTAGGGGCGCTGTTACCAGTTAGGTGGTGGTGTGATGCCCAAGGTGTGTGGTTACATTCTTGATGGTGTGGAGTGCGTGGAGGTGGGGAATCATTTCTGTGTGCCTCGCGCCGATAAGGCTCAGGCGTTTTTTGAGGAGCTTTTGCAGCACACTAAGGGCAGGTACGCTAGGAAGCGTTTTATTCTGGCTGAGTGGCAGCGGGAGGGCATTGTGCGCCCGTTGTTCGGTCGGGTGGACTGGTCTGACGAGTATGATTCGTTTAAGCGGCGTTACGAGGTGGCGTGGCTGGAGGTTGCGAGGAAGTGCGGTAAGACTGAGCTTCTTGCGGGGATTATGTTGTATTTGTTGGTTGCTGATGGTGAGCAGTCGGCTGAGGTGTATGGCATTGCCCGGGATATTACGCAGGCGAAGTTGGCGTTTGATGTGGCGGCGCAGATGGTGAAGTTTTCGCCGGCGTTGTCGCGGCGGCTTCAGGTGTCGGATTATAAGAAACGTATTTATGATCCGAAAACTAATTCGTTTTATCAGGTTATTGCGTCGGATGCGCGTTCCGCTCTTGGTTCCAACCCGTCTGGTGTTGGGGCTGATGAGATTTTGGCGTGGCAGGATGGCGGTATGTGGGATTCGTTGCGTACTGGTATGGGTTCTGGTGCGCGGTTGCAGCCTTTGATGTTGGCTTCTACGACGGCGGGTAATGATACTGAGGGGTTCGCCGGCCAGATGCATAAGCAGATGGAGAAGGTCGCGGAGAATCCTGATTTGCCTGAGCATCGCCATATTTTTGTGTATATGCGGAATACGCCGAAGGATGCTGATCCTTGGGATGAGGCGAATTGGTGGCACGCGAATCCGGCGTTGGGTGATTTTTTGAGTTTGGAGTCTTTGCGGAAGCAGGCTCTTGAGGCGAAGTCGAATCCGATTGCTGAGATGGCTTTCCGTCAGTATCGTTTGAATCAGTGGCAGAGCAGCACTGTGCGGTGGATGAATATGTTTTTGTGGGATAAGAAGGCTAATCGTTCGGTTGTGTATGACACGAATGAGGAGTTGTTGTCGTCTTTCGCTGGTTGTGAGTGCTGGTTTGGTTTGGACTTGGCGGCGAAGCAGGATTTGTGTTCGCTGTGTTATTTGTTTCCGTCTGCTGATCCTTCGTATGGGGTTGATGTGGTGTGGCGTCATTGGGCGCCTGAGGCGGCTGTGGAGCGTTTGGATCGGGACAATGGTGGCCGGTTTGGATTGGAGTTCGCCCGGGCGGGTTGGTTGACGGTGACTCCCGGCCAGGTGGTTGATTTTGAGCAGATTTATGCGGACATCAAGGGGGATTCTGAGCGTTTCCTGATTTTGGGTGGGGATGTGGATAAGCATATGTCTGAGCCTATTATTCAGCGGATTCGTTTGGAGACTGGTATTGGTGTGGAGGATATTTATGCTTATGATAATCAGTTTTCTACGATGTCGGATGGGATGCACCGCATTTTCGATATGGTGACTGAGGGTGTGTTTCGTCATCATGGGAATCCGTTGGCTCGTTTTTGTTTCGATGCGTGTGAGGCGCGGTTTAAGTCGGTTGATCCTGATCAGATTATGCCTGAGAAGCCGAATAGGCAGCGGGCTACGAAGCGGATTGATGCGGTGCCGGCGGCGATTATGGCGACTAATGCGTGGTGGACACGCGATTATCAGTTTAATTCTGTGTATAACGGCAAGGAAGTTCTGGTTATCTAGCTCTAGGATGTGACTTGTTCCGTAAAAATTTAATTCAACGACGTTTGCGTACCCGGTTTCATGTGACACCACGGGTGGGTATGCAATTTTCGGGTGTGCTGGTCGCGGAGGACAGTGTTTATGCTGTTTTTGCTGATGTGATCGCTTATCCTGATGAGTCCAGTCCTGAGAAGGTGGCCGGCGAATTGTTTATCCGTCACAATAATTTGGCGTATGTGCAGACGGTGACTCATGCGGACGATTAAGGGCACTAAGCTGCGAATCCGCGAGTCGGGTGTGCCGCTCGCTCCCGAGGCGTTGGCTGAGCTTCAACCAATTATTCCCCAATCGTATTATTATGCTGATTATTTGGGGATGGATTTAGAGTATAAGTATGCGATGTATGGGGAGATTTATCAGCGTTCCCCGTGGGTGCATGTGGTTATTGACAAGAGGGCGAATGCGGTGGCCCGTTTGCCGGTGAATGTGTGGGATGTTAACGGGGAGACTCGTAATCTTGATACTCGTTCGGCTTACGCGCAGCTTATTGCGAATCCTTGTTTGAATGATTATATGGACCCGTACAGGTTTTGGCATTGGGTTCAGACTACGCTGGATATTTATGGTGAGGTTTATTTAGCGATTGCGCGGGATGATCGGGGTGCCCCGTTTGCTTTGATGCCGATGCACCCGTCGAGGGTTGCGATTCGTCGCGATCCTAAGGACGGGAAGTATGATTATTATTTTCAGGCGGGTTCGGGTATCAACACTGAGCTTGTTCATTTTCCGCAGGAGGATGTGGTTCCTTTCCGTTTGTATAACCCGATTCATTTGGAGCGCGGGTTGTCGAGGATGGAAGCGATTCGTTCTACGATTTTCGCGGAGGATTCTAGCCGGAATGCCGTGCAGAGCATGTGGAAGAATGGCGCTAGGCCGAATTTGGTGTTGGAGACTTCGCATCGTTTGAATGATACTGGGGCGAAGCGTTTGAAGCTGGCGATGGAGTCGGCGCACGCTGGGTCTGGTAATGCCGGTCAAACTCTTGTTCTTGAGGATGGGGTTACGGCGAAGCAGTTCCAGATGACTGCCGTGGATTTGCAGTTGATTGAGACGCGGAAGATGAACCGCGAGGAGATTGCGGCGGTTTATGATATTGCTCCGACGTTGATTGGCATTTTGGATCATGCGACGTTTGCGAATGTGACTTCGCAGATGCGGGCGTTTTATCGGGACACTATGGCTCCGGTGATTGAGCTTTTGCAGTCGGTGATGGACACTTATGTGGGTTCGTATTGGTCGCGGAAGAACATTATGCGTTTCGCGACTGATGAGGTGATGCGTGGTGATTATGAGATGCGGATGGATGCCGCCCATAAGGGTGTGTCTGTTGCTGCGATCACTCCGAATGAGGCGCGGGAGTTGTTGGGGTTGAATAGGTTTGAGGACCCGAAGGCCGATAAGTTGTACTGTAACTCCGCGATTCAGGAGCTTGGTACGCCTGGTGAGGTCATTCGGGCGCAGGGGGTTATTTCTGGTGTGACACCTGATGGTGTTGTGTTGGACCCCTCCCCCGGTGGTACTCCGGTGGCGTCGTTGGATCAGGGTGCGCCGCGTGTGGTTCCTAGGTTGTCTCCGGTGGCTGTGTCGGCCCCGGGTGGTGGTCCGCAGCCGTCTAATCAGAATCCTTCGACTACTGTGCGCCCGAAGCATTTTCGCGAGGTGAATGCTCAGGTGGGGCGCGGTAAGTCGGCTGATGAAATTAAGGTTTTCGCTAAGGCGTTGGCTGAGAAGTATCCCGATGAGCTTGATGACGTTTTAGAGTCTGTCAAGCAGGCGATTGCTCAGCGCGATAAGAAAGGCATTAAAACTTAATATGCAAACTTTTGGCAAGTCCGTTGCTTCTATTGAGGTTGCGGACGGCGATAAGTTTGGCGAGAACGGTGGTTTTACTGCCATCTTGTCAACTCCGTCGCTGGACCGGGATGGTGATCGGCTTCACCGCGATGAGTGGGTTGAGCCGTTGGATGATCGGTATCCGCTGGATATTGATCATGGTATGAGCGTTGCGGATACGGTGGGGTCGTTTCACCCGTATTTTGATGGTGACACTTTGATGATGGATGCGTTTTTTGCGTCCACGCCGAAGGCCCAGGAGGTTCGGACGTTGGTGTCTGAGGGGCATATTCGGAGCGTGTCGGTGGCGTTCATGTCTGATAAGTCGAAGAAGGATGGGGAGCCGCGCCGGGAGTTGTTGAACGCCGGCATTGTGGCTACTCCGTCGAACCGGGATGCCGTGATCTTGGCCTCTAAGGCCGCTGACGCGCTTTCTGACGCACTTTCTGAGGTCCCTGAGGGTGATGCCTTGGATGCGGTGAAGTCGGCTGTCTTGGCGGCTTTGAGCGCGAAAGAACTTGTTGTGGAGAAGGCTGCCGGCGGTGACGGTGCGCTTGTCCAGGCGATCCATGATGCGTCGAGCCACTTGGGGGCTTCGTGTCAAACCAGTGAGGTGGTTGATGTGACTGATCCGAATACGGGTGCGTCGGATGGCGCGAACAAGTCTGCTGATTCTGAGCAAGAAGTTAAGGCGGCGTCGTGCGAGTGCTGGGATGGGTATGAGCGTGTGCCTGGCACTAAGCCGTGCGCTCCTGGTTCGTGCCGGAAGTGTGATGAGCAGCAGAAGTCGGTTCAGTATGCGGATGCGAGTGCTTCGCTGGCCGGTTTGGACGCGATCATTGACGAGGCTGTCGAATTGACTCTTGATGTTCCCCGCGAGTCTTTGCCACCTGAGGTTGGTCAGGCTTTGGATTTGCTTGTCGGCGCCCAGCAGGCTGTGCGGGCGTTGATGGACATGATGAATGTTTACGACCCTAGTGCGTATGAGAGGTCGTTGTCGATTGAGGCTTTCTCTAAAGCCTTGGATGAAGTTTTGCCTGAGTCACCCGCTGAGGCTGCCGCCGCTTCCCCTGTGGAACCCGCGCCCGCCGTTGATGCCGCTGATGCTAAGGCCCGTAAAAGGTCGCGTTCCCTGGGGTTGCTCCAGATGGTCGCGGCTTCCAAATTAACTTAATTTATTAGGAGTTTTTGTTATGCCTAGTACGGCACAACTTGACGCTAAGGGTCGTGAACTGACTCAGCGTCTCGCGGATTTCGCGAAAGATTTTGAGCAGAACGAATCTGTCACTGAGGACGAGAAGGAAACCGCTTACACGGTTCTTCAGGAGGAGTTCAAGGATTGGTCGGCGCAGCGTCAGCGTTCTGAGGGCGCGTCGGAGATGGCGTCCAAGCTGGTTGGCCTGGGTGACGCTAAAGACGCTTCGACTGGTAAGTCGGTTGAGAAGTTTGAGATGCCTTCGCCTTTCAGCGCTGCGAGCCGGAAAGCTCTTGCTAGTGAGGCTGTTTCGCATCCTGAGTTTCAGGCCGTGTTTGGTTTTGAGAAGGACTTCCGCCGTAAGGTGGATGCCGCTTACGAACTGGGCGTGAAGGATTCGCTTTCGTCTGGAAACCTGATGGGTGAGGGTTTGTACGGTTCGTCCACGCCGACTGGTGTGGGCCAGAACCCGTTCCTGACTGGTGCTTTCGGTCCTGGCATTCTGCCTGATTTCCGGCCCGGTATCGTTGAGAAGCTGCTTTACAAGCTGACGATCAATGATTTGATCAGTTCGTTTGGCACTAACGCGCCTAACGTCTCGTACCTGACTGAGTCGCTGCTGAATCTGACTGCGACTGGTGTCGCTGAGGGCGGCACTCGTCCGTTCTCGTCAATTGAGGTTGCTCGCAGCTACGCGCAAATCGGTAAGATCGCGAACGCTCTGACGATTTCCGATGAGGCGGTTGCTGACGCCCCGACGCTGTATAACTTTGTGCAGGGTCGTCTGCTGACTGGCCTTCAGCGCCAGGAGGAAGTTCAGATTCTTGCCGGCACTGGTTACCCGGGCGTTGGTGGTCTGCTGTCGTTTGACGCGAACTTCACTGTTTCTAGCTCTAGTTCAATTTATGGTGCTACGAGCTACAGCAGTTCATCGGTTTCGTTCCCGGCGTCTGGCACTTCGGGTGCGGGCGTTGTTTCGGTCACCCAAGACCTTGCTTATGGTCGTAAGGTTTCGGGTGGCGGCAGCTATCCTGACCCGCTGGTGGTGTCGCTGAACCTGAAGGACGCTGCTGTCGATATTGAACTGGCTGTGTTTGAGTCGCCTACGGCGCACATCATGCACCCCCGGGATTGGCAGCGCCTTGAGACTGCTCAGGACGCGAATAGCCAGTTCATGAATACCAGCATGTTTGGTAACGTGTATGGCGTTTCGCGTGGCCCGGTGATGAGCCTTTGGGGCGTCCCGGTTGTTACTACTCCGCTGATGCCCGTTGGGACCATTCTGACTGGTTGGTTTGACCCTCAGACTGTGCAGATCGCTCGTCGTCAGGGTGTTCAGATGCAGATGACGAACAGCAACGAATCTGACTTTGTGCAGGGGAAGATCACGGTGAGGGCCGATGAGCGTCTTGGTCTGCTTTGCTACCGTCCTTCGGCGTTTGAATTGACCTATCTGTCCACCTAAAGATGATTCTGGTTGAGGGGGGCGGCGTTTCGTCGCCCTCCTTTGCCTGAGAGGGAAAGAATTTTTAATGGCAACTCCTAGAAAAAATCCCGCTGATGGGTCGGATGCTTTTTCTATCGTGAATCCTGACGGCAGTTTGGCTGCCCGGTTTGACACTTATGGTCGGCGCCGTGTGGGTACTTCGACCGCTCCGACCGTGGCGGCTGGTGCTGGTGCTGGTACTGGCGCTACCGCGAGTTTGACTGCGGGTACGGATGAGCATGGCACGGTGCGTGTGGTTACGGCTGGTACTCCTGCCGCCGGGACTTTAGTCACTGTGACGTTTAATAAGGCGTTTGCGACTGCGCCGGCGACGGTGCGATTGGCTGCTGGTGACGCGAGTTCGGCTGCGGCACAGTTGTATGCGACTGTTACTGCGACTGCGTTGACGATCAAGTTTGCGGGCACGTTGACTGCTTCTCAAACCCTGTCGATCTACTATTCGGTGGTTGGTGGGAAATAGTGCCCGCTCAACCCTTCGTCCAGGGCACGGTGTCTGTGGGCACTACTGCCACGTTGCTTGCTGTGCCGAATAAGTCTGGCGGTGTTCTTGTGTCGAACGCGACTGGCGGTCAGACAGTGTTTCTTGGTGGCGCGTCGGTGGCCGTGTCGGGTTCGATGGCGGGGCCGTCACTGGCGGCGGGTTCGTCGTTGATGATTCCCACTGCGGGGCCGTCGCATGGCTTGTATGCGATTACGGCTTCTGGTACTGCAAATGTGAGCTACATTTTTCCGGCTTGAGAGGGGATGACGTTGAGTTATCCGGTTACCCGTGTGGTGGTGCGCGATTGTTCGCCACCTATGGATGTGGTTGCGGTGGGCCGTTACTACGATTTGACTCCCCAGCCTGAGGTTGAGGAGGATGAGTCGGTTGAGGTGAAGGTGGTTCGCCGGGGTCGCCGGCCTTCCCCGAAGTCTACTGAGGGTGCGGAGACGAAATAATGGCGTTCGCTGATCAGTTGGCGACGAGTTTCGTTCCCATTTCAGCAGCGTATTCTGATGCGGAGATTTCGCAGGCGTTGAAGTGGGCGCAGTCTTTCGTTGAGGAATATTGTAATCGCGGGGATGGTGGTTTTGATTTGATTCAAAACGACATCGCTTTTGTGGACCCGCTGGTGTACCGGCAGGCGTTGTTGCCGTCGATCCCCGTTGCTGGGGTGTCGGCGGTGTCGGCGTTGATGCCTTCCCCTCTTACTGGCGTGTTGGGGTGGACAACCCTCACCAATTACGCTTTTGTGAGTGAGACTGGATTGTTGTATGACACGACCGGACAACCCGGTGTGCCGTGGACGTTCGGTCCTTCCTGGCCTACGTTGCCGGGGAGTTTACAGGTGACGTATAGTCATGGCTATTCGCAGATTCCGAATGGTTTGATTAATGCGGCCTGCCGGTTCACCCAACAGTATCTTGAGAACCCTGCGCTTCTGCTTCAGCGTGAGGTTGGCGATTTCCATGAACGCTATGCGGGTAACTCCGGTGGTGTGGGTATCGTGATTAACGCTTTTGATGAGCGCATTTTGGAGCGTTACACGTTGGTCACTATTGCTTGATTGGGGGTTGTGATGCCGTTGAATCCTGGGGTGTTTACGTTGACGTTCAGCCCGCCTGGGCGGTTTGTTCAGGATCAGTATCATACGGTGCCGGCTTCTGCTGGGGTGTCTGCGTTTTCTCAGTCTGGTTCTACGATTCAGACGACGACGATGAAGGATCGTGTGACGAACACTGCGTATGCGGAGTCTACGCATAAGGCGTTCACGCCGTACAATTCTAATACGGCTCAGGTTTTGCCTGAGTGGTATATTGAGTATAGGGGTGATCGTTTTCGGGTGTTGGGTTCGCATATGATTCCTGATGCTGCGGGGATTATCTATCAGTGTGGGTTTGTGTGTAAACAGGAGACTGGTTAATGACTGATAGTTACGAATATCAGGGTATGACCTACGAGTATGGCCGGGGTTTCACTAGCGGTGTGAATCGTTACGGCGATTTCAGTGAGCAGTTCGCTGAGTTCAGTGCTGGGCGGTCGCAGCCTAGGGATTTGGGTGGCCGGTTCGCTTCGCGTGGAATGGTGAACGAGGTCGGTGTTTTCGCGTTCGCTGCGGAACTTGAGGGCATCATTGCGGGGTCTGAGTTCATTCAGGCCGCTAAAGAGGCGAAGGCGCGGGAGGTTCGGGACTTTTGGGTGTCGATAGCTCCTGTGCGTGGCGATAAACCACCGGGCGGTCACATTGCTGATGAGACTGCGTATGGCACTAACTGGCCTGAGGATTACAGAAACTCCATTGAAGTCCACAAAGACAAGGATGGGTTTGTGTTTGTGGGTTCGGACCTGTTGCCGTTGGCTGAGTGGTTGGAGTATGGGTCTAGGCATAATCCTGAGCATGGGTATGGTGCCCGCGTGTTGGCTGCGTTCAATGGGACGGGCGAGGCGGCTCAGCCTAGTAGGGTGGCGAGGCGTTCTGCGTCTCTGTTCACGGCATGATCGCCGCTGATGTCGAGGAATTGGTTGTCAAGTATTTGGGCCAGTTCTTCCCGAATGTCGGTATTGATATGCCCCCGAATCCTCCGATGCCGTTTTATTTGGTGACTGCGTTGGCTTCTCCTACGGATTGGATTACGCAGGTTTCCACGGTGAGTGTTCATGCGTTCGCTAGTACTCATACTGCTGCCGCTGTGGCGGCTAGGGCTATGCACGCGAAGATGAATCCGTATGTTTTTACCCCTAAGTTGTCGTTCTCGTTGACTTCTGGCGTTGCTGGCATTGACCGTTTTGAGGTTGCTGAGGTGCCGGCGTGGCACACCTACGAGGACCCTAACCTTTTTCGTTATTGCGGGCGTTACCGCATCTCTCTGAGGGTTAACCAATCCTCTTAAAAAACTTGATAAGGAATACAATATAATATGGCGATTACTGGCGAATTGTGGACATCGCTTCAGCAGATGAATCCCAACAACCTCCGCAAGTGGTTGTATGGTTCGGTTCTGGTCCGCGACTGGGACCCGCTGGGCACTACCTCGCTGACGAACTTCACACCGTTTAACGCGGATGGCTCGCTCAGCACCACCCTGTTTTCTTCCTCCAACCCGGGTGGCCCTTGGTATGACGTGGGTGCCATTGATGTGAATGGTGTGGATTTCTCCCCGCGCTACAAGACCGTTGACACTGAAATTTGGCAGCAGCGTTACCCGTCTCGTACTGATGTTGATTCTGATGGTGAGGACATCGACATCACGTTCGCGGAGACGAATGCGGTTTCGTTGGCTATCTACAACAACCAGCCGTTGACCTCCAGCCCGGGTACGGGTGCGTTGTCGGCTTTGAATCAGGTGGGCGCGTCGGGTTTCAGCCAGGACTATGGCCTGTGGCCGCAGATCATTTACCGTCAGCTTCTCATTTTGGGTGTTGATGGTGAATTGGCTAACCCGATTTATATTGCTGAGCTTCGTCCGCGTGTGTCATTGACGAAGATCAACAAGCGTATGTTTTCTGCGAAGAAGGCGGATTCGTTTGGTGTTGCGTTTGGTACTTACCCCGATCCTGCGTCAGGGTATGTGCGTCGGGCGCTATATGGCGGTCCTGGGTGGCTGGCGTTGGGCGGTCAGGTCACTTTGCCGACTGTTTCGACGGTGACTGCGACTGCGGTGACTGGCGGTAAGGCGACTTTGTCGTTTGCTCAGCCCACGTCGCCTAATGTGCCGTTCACTTATGCGGTGTCTCAGACGAACACTGGTACGTCTACGACCACTAATGCAACGGTTGCTACGACTACTACCAGCAATGCTGGTGTGGTGACTATAACGGTTACTGGTTTGACTACTTCTTCGTCGTACAAGTTCACTGTGACTGCGACTGGAGATAACATTCAGAGTGCCGCTTATCCGGTGTCTAACACCATCACAGCTATAGCGTAAAACAGTTGAGAAAGGACCCCCAGTGCTTTGGGGGTCCTTTCTTTTTTCTAGAAGGAGATTACTTTTTTATGGCTGATAAGCCGAATTTCAATCAGCGCCGCAAGATGGCTCTCGGGGATTTCCGTGATCAGGCTATTGAGGCGCAGTCGCAGCTTTCTTCTTTGTTTTTAACTATGCCTAATGGTGAGGAGTTTGAGATTCCTCATCCGATGTTGATTTCCGATGACGCGCAGAAGCGGTTGGAGGTTGTGCAGGCTGGTGAGGATTTAGATAAGGATGCTTCGGGTAAGGTTGTGGTTCCTCATGCCGTGAAAGGTAAACTCGCGGAGCCGATGGTGATTCGCACGGCGCGTGCCCTGTTGGGGGATGCGGATCACAAGAAGTTCATTGCCGCCGGCGGTCATTCTAATGATGTGACGTTGGCGTGGCAGATGCTTGTTGACGAGAATAAGGCTGTTGCGGAGGGTGACCCAAAAGGCTAGAGGCCGTCATTTTGATGCGGAATTTTCCGACTCAGATTGAGGCTGATCTTCTTTTTCGTGGGGTTGATGTTCACGATTGGCATCGGGGTTTGTTGTCGTCTCGGCGTTTGTGTGCGTTGATTGATTCTTTGCCTGATGATTCGGCGTATGCGCGTGAGCGCCGGGACGGTGATTGGTCTTTTGGTCAGTATGTTGATGTGGCTGTGGTGAATGAGTTGCGTTTGTTGCGGGCCGATAATGCTGCGATTCATGCTAGTCATAAGATGAAGTTGAGTCTTGTTGAGTCTCCGACTGAGCAGCGGGTTCAGGAGGACTTGGATGGGCGTGTTGTCGAGTTGCGTAGGCATGTGTTGGAACAATTGAATAGCGGGGGGTAGTTTCTGTGGCTGAACTGGGTGGCATCTTTCTTGATATTTTGACGCGGCTTAACATTCCTTCTGTTAACCGCACTTTGAGGGAGGCCCAAAGCCTGATGCGGGACGGCGGGGCGAGGTCGTCCGCTGCTTTCGCGGAGGGTTTTACGCTTGACCCAGCGATGGCGCAGTTTAAGAAGTTGGTTGCCGCGTCGGATGATGCGTATCGGCAGATGCAGATCGGTTTGGCTGATTTGCAGGTCGCGGAGTCGCGGATTAATGATTTGCGTGTGCGCGGGTTTCAGGCTGCTTCTGCTTCTATGGTGGCTGCTCAGCGTGAGGTTGATGCGGCGATTTCTAACACTAGTCGTTTGATTGCTGCTTCTAATGCCACGCAGTTGGAAGCTCAGGCGGCGCGTGGTGCGACGGTTGTTGGTGGCCGGCACGCCGCTGAGGATCGTGGTCGGGAGACTGTTGTTCCGGCTACCCGGGGCGGCATGACGCGGGGCCAGAACATTTTGGGCGCTGGCGCGACGTTCGGTGTGGGCGCTTTTTTGGGTGAGGGTCTGAAGCACGACGTTAAGATTGATGACTTAATAAATCAGATTCAGGCTCAGCAGCATATTTCGGCGGATGATCGTCGTGTGATGACGCAAAGTTTGTGGGATATTTCTCGTCAGACTGGTTTTAAGCCTGAGGAACTTGCGAAGAAT